TTAGCGTTTTAACGTAATTCCAATGTGGTCTCTGTGAACGGTTTGGCACTTTAACGCTGTGAGTAGCGTAACCATACACATTAAAGTATTGGTCGATTATTTTTGCAAATTCTGCCCGGACGTGGTAATTTAAGAAGTAGAAATCTTTAATTCCAAAGGCAACTTGGGCACTGTTAGACTGAGAACCGTGGCTCTGCGGTGGCTGTGCTTGGATTGCATTCAACCTAGCTAATGTTCTTCCAGCATTTGTGGCACCGGCTATTCCACCCACTAGCCCGACCGGACCACCTGTGGCAAGCCCTGCCACGGCCCCCATTGCGGAACCCAACATATCTACTGCCATGGACGAGCCGTTTTGTGCAAGCCACGCCTTGTATGTGTCTACCGTAAATGAACACTGAGGAAATCCCCCAATGGTGATGGACTCGTTGTAGTTTGCTCCTACGTTTTTGTAACCTAATGGTGTAAGCATTCCTAACGGGTTTGGAGACATATCCATGCCTAAATTAAAGGTGCATTTAGCAGTTTGAAAGTATTCATATTTGTAGGTTGCCGAGTTTCCCATCAAATTAGTGACATATAAAAAGCAATATGGATAGGTAAAAAGTTTGTTATTCATTGGCCTATATCCATCTATGGCCCCACGTTGTTTATCGCGTTCTATTACGTAGTTTCGTGCGGGAGAACTCATAGCCGTTGTAAAATCTGACGGCATCATAAATACTGACACAATCGCATCTGCTTTGTTATTTGTGATAAGATTATCAATGAACACAGCCACAGCCGGAAAATTTTCAAATACATGTAACCAACATCCAGAATAAATTCCACCGTAGCCACCTGTGCTAGTGCCGACATTACCCTGTGCATCTACAGTGGCGGCAACAACCACCACGTAATCGTCCATGTGTCCTGTTCTAAAGGCTGTATCATAGATATACTCCCCGAGTTCTAGGTTTTCCTCCACTAGATTGGCGCCGATTTCGTCAACAAGAATGTGCTCGCGTTCGACAAAACAGGGATTAACGGTGTAGTCAAAGAACCAGGTTTGCATCACGTCCATTTCATAGCTGATGGTTGAGCAATTATTTCCTTTGTATTCCACGCCCGTAATGAAAGCATAGAACCATTTATTTCCAAACGAGGTGTTTTGGAACATGATATAGTTACAGTCATACAACGATTCCGCGTTTATACCAACATTAATTGTTTTATCAATTCGCTGGTAGGTATATTCGGTTAAGGAAAACTTTGACATGCTAGCAAAATAGCTTGTTTGCTGTGCGGCTGTACTAAAGTAAATGGTGTTCCTGTAGGTGTTATCCAGCGGGACGTCTTTAAGAATATGAATATTAGTATTTGGATTTACGTACATATTGTCCCTCCTTTCAATTCAATTTCCTTTAACTTAAGAGGGGGATAAACCCCCTCTATATTACGCGGATACTGTAATGGTTGCTGTATCGGTTTTAGTGGCGTCAAAGGTGGAAGTTGCTGTAACTGTAAGTGTCTCACCAGTTTCACTTTCTCCAACGACTAGGTTACCGTAGATGTCAATCTTGGAATCGGTTCCACCAGTAACAGTCCATGTAACAGACTTAGGAGCAAAGTTAGCGGTTACAACAGTAGCAGACAACTTAACCAGCTGGCCCTTGTTAACAGTCGCTGTCTCAGGGCTAACTGTTACGCTTGTAACTGTTGGTGTGCCGCCAATATATACAGTGTTATTGACAAATGGTGAAACACTGAATGTTTTCCAGGTGTGATAGAAATAATTCCAGTAAAGCCCCTGACCGTTGTAATTTTCGGTGAAGTTGTAGAAGTTGTCAAACACCATGAACCAGTCGCGGTCTACCATGACGGCTGGGATTGCGTCAAGGGCTGTTCTTTCAGCTTCCGTTAACGGCACGAAGTTGGGGTCATTAGAAAACAGCTCTGTAAGTCGGCTGTTGTCGCTTGCGCTAAAGCTAAACGTATCAACCAGGATACGGTTGCCCATGAATTCAGCCTTATCCATATTGAACGCCGAAGCTAAAACCTCAACATCAATCACAGCGTTGAATTTGGCATTCATGATAAGCATCTGGTCACGTGCATCCGTGAAGGTAGTTACGCCTGTAAGATTGTACTGTGTGCTGGGGAACTGCCATATGCCGGATATTCCCTTAATGGTAGAAACGATTGACTTGGCGAATGCAGCTGATACAGGGTCAATTTCAGTTACGTGCATTCTCCCGTCAAGCACGTTTCTGGCAATGAGATATTTCATTGTCAGGAACTCATCATAGTTAGAACCCGTGTACATTGCATCCACGATTTTTGCTATCAGGTCTGTAATGCCCTGCCATGACAAAAACGCCTGTCTAAGCTGGTCATTACTAATAGTCTGCTTGTAAAACTTCTGGTAGTTCATAATGTGGAATGCAGCGCGAACGTCCGGGATTTCACGCTTGAATACTTCGGATTCAGCCACGGCCGGGTCGAACTGATAAGGTTTGGCAATGTTAACAAAGATTTCCTCAACCGTCTCACCAAATTCCAGCAGACCCTTTTTCATTCCTGCCCAAGGGTTATAGAACATTTTAGAGGTAATCAGCACTCGTCCAATCCTGTTCATCAAAGCAGTTAAGAACTCGTTTCTAAGCGGCTGTAAATCCATGATGACTGCACCAATCTGACGTAAGGATGTATCATCACCCGCTGTCAGTTCTGGCACATAGTTCTGATAGTTGGCTGAAGCGTTGTCACGGATTGTGTTTAAAATCTGTGCGGCGGCTTTCTGCACGTTAGTAGCGGACACGTCAGGGTTTTCCGCACTATAAGCGGCGGCAGCGTTCTTCTGTACATCACTAAGTGTAATTTTTTCTGGTATAATAGGCATAATTATTCACCCTCTCTTTCTTCAAATAATGCTTCAAATGACCTTGTTTTGCCATCATCTTTCACATCTTCCTCTTGTTCCTCTTTTGCTTCTTCACGGCTACCAAAGAAACGCTCTCTATATCGTTTTCTCCATTCACCGTCCAGGGCCTCATATTTGCCCTTCCAATCTTCACCGTCACCGGCGGCCCTTCTTTCAAGGTCGTCATACGTGTCGGTTACATCTTCGAGAAAAGATAACGCTGCATCCGAATCATCTTCTCCCAAGCGTTCCTTGATTCTCTCAAAGAACTTTTCTCTCTCAAGCATTGCCACAGTTCTTCCTCCTTTAACATATTTTAAAATATTTTGTTATAATATATAAATGGCATTTTGTGTGACCACTCACCACCATCTGGTGGATTAGGCGGTGGAACATATTCGTTTTTAAACCAGCCATACCAATACCTTGCGTACTCTTGTCTTTTTGGTTGTTCAATCGTGTCTGGTCGCTCAAAGTTTTTCAGGAAACAATCTGCTAAGTACTCAGGCGTTTGTGTGCTGACTTTAAATTCACTGAACGATTCCGGGTATTGCGTTGTCGGTATCCATTGTCCAGACGGGGTTGTCTGTGTGTCAATCCATTCCATCTGCCCTTCTCCGCTATCATGAGCGTAGCCGTTAGCGTCTGCCCAGTCGGTGTAGTTTGTTGATGGTGTCCACTGGACTAGTCCCCAGCCTCCACCTGGTGTTAAGCCCTGCCATATTCCAGGGTTAAGCGTTGATTCTACCTGTTGATTTCCAAGTAGACCCGCTACGGCTTCGGCTGTCCAGCCCTTAGACATAAAATACGCAAATTGGATGGTTGCGTTGTTTTGCATTTCTCCAATTGACAAATAGTAATTTCCCTTAATCCATTCGTTAACAGCCCCGGTTTCCCACCGCCATAGTTCTAACCAGTTGCCGCGTGAAGCGTTAGCGTTGATAGACACCTGTTGTTGCAGTGGTACATTTGCAGTATGTGCGCCCATGGTTCTCGTAGTATCAAATGCCATTTCAGTGTGGTTTGTTCTAATGACAATGTCACCTGGCAACCATGCAACGTCTGGTGTGTGTTTCGTGAATCCTACTTGTTTTAACACGCCAGCCATACTACTTGTTGTAAAAGGCCATGTGCCCCACACAGATACTAAGTCCCATCCTCCAGCAATTAACGCGTACCATATAAAAGACGAGCAGTCATAGTATGTAATACCATTTACGGTTTGTTGGTTTCGGTATGTTTGAGAGTATCCTACGTTTTCCTTAGCGCAGGTTTCAATTGCCCAATTATAAGCGGTTTGTATAGCTGGCATGTAATTACCTCCAATTGTTAAGCATAGCACGTTTAATAATAAACGGATAATTACTTTCTGTTTGGTCTAGGTCAACCCTTCCGTTGATTCCCGGCATCTTTCCGGAATCAGATTTCTGCCACAAAGTTACGGGTCGTCCTGGTGAATCTGCATATCTTGCGTACCACATGTCATACTTTTCCGCGACCTTGCTTCCCTGATAGTACATTCGATAATATTCGTTGTTGGTATAAAACATTGCATAAAAACCGTGTTCTTCCAACGTGCGGCAAAATTCCTCAGTACACTTAAGTACAAACTGGCGGTCAACGCGTGCACCGTTTCTGTTGGCGTGTGCTACCGTGGCATACTCAAAGTCGTAAACGGTTGGGTATTCGGGCTTGTGTTCCCCGATAAAATCAATCATGTATTCGGCTTCTTTTTTGGCCATTTCTGGATGTAATGCGTAGCTAAACCAATAAAGACCATACGGGATTCCTAATCTCTCACACTCAGATACATTTCTTCTGGCTTTAGCGTCAATGTTGTTTTTTCCAAAACCAGCTCGGATGATTGCAAAATCAATGTTCGGTTTTACCCTGTCCCAGTCTATGTTACCCTGGTGATGCGAAACATCAATGCCATTAAACATTTTTATCTCCTCCTAACCTGTCTAACAGCTTTGTTATTGCTATGGTGTTGTTGTTCAAAGCTTCTGACATTTTGTCAATTTCTTGTTTGTGTTTGTTGTTGCTGTCGTAGATGTACCACAGCAGTATTAAAGCCGTGGTAATTGGGAATCCCACTGAGCTAATGACACTTACGATATTTTCCATATTTACCTCCTTTCTATCTTTTATTATATCACAAAAGCATTGCAATTGCAACATATTTATGGTATAATATAAATGTAAATAAAGATATTCCAAAAGTGTGACTTTTGCAACATTTTGGTAAAAGGAGGTTAATCGTGGCTTACTATGACGGCACAAAACTATTGTCCCTCAAAGATATTAACGGTAAAAACCCGGAATTGTTTTTAGTAACCACTAACCGTACTGGAGGTAAAACAACCTGGTTTAACCGTTACTTCGTTAAAAAATTTAAAGCGGGTCAAGGAAAATTTTGTTTGATTTATAGATTCAATTATGAGTTGTCGGACGTGGCTGAAAAGTTCTTTAAGGATATTCACGGGTTGTTTTATCCAGATGATACTATGACTAGTAAGCCCATGGCGAAAGGAATATTCCACGAGTTATTTCTGAATGATGAGCCATGCGGCTACGCTATTGCGCTTAACAACGCTGATGCGATAAAGAAATATAGCCACCTATTTAATGACGTGGAACGAATGCTGATGGATGAGTTTCAGAGTGAGACAGGAAAGTATTGCTCAGATGAGATTAGGAAATTGCTTTCTGTACATACCAGTATTGCGCGAGGTAATGGTAAACAGATTCGCTATGTGCCAGTCTACATGTGTGGCAACACGGTTAGTTTGCTTAACCCGTATTACTCAGCTTTGGGAATTTCTACCAGGCTAAAACGAGATACGAATTTCCTTAAGGGTGACGGCTATGTGCTGGAACAGGGTTTTATACAGTCTGCTTCTGACGCGCAGTTAGAATCAGGATTTAACCGGGCTTTCTCGTCCAGTGACTATGTGGCTTACGCTTCACAGAACGTTTATCTTAACGATAATTATTCCTTCATTGAGCAACCGGAGGGGCGAGGCCGATATATGTACACTATCAAATATCTTAACAAACACTATGCGATTTATGACTATGAGACTTTAGGAATTATGTACGTTACTGATAAATATGACGCTTCATATCCAACTAAACTGTCGCTCACCACCGATGACCATAGTATTAACTATGTTATGTTGGCTAAGAATGCTTTGATTATTAATAACTTTAGATTGTTGTTTAATAAAGGGTGCTTCAGATTCAAGAATCTGGAAAGTAAACAGATGGTTATACAGATGTTATCATATTAATATTAGGAGGAATAAAAGTGAGCGAAAAATCAACGAGTGCAGGAATTGGATTTGGGTGCGCGTTGGCAATAGTAATTTCATGGACGGCATGGCATTCTATTTGGTGGGCTATTATTCATGGGGTTTTAGGTTGGGTATATGTAGTATATTATGCCATCCAGTATATGTAAAATTAACAATTTTATAGGTATCACCGTGGGTTATGTAGCATTGAACGCTGGTGGAATCCACACTGTAAAAGGTGCCGCTGGGTTAAACGGTAATTGGAATGCCCCTTGTTACACCCCACGTAATGATATAAAAAGAGAGGATATTATATCCTCTCTTTTGTTTAATTATTTGCGCAAATAATTAATCACATGTCGTCAGAATTTAACATTAAACAATCTGGCTTCTTATTTTTAATGCAAGAATTTGTACATGGATAATGCTCATTACATATGCTACAATCATAGCCTAATTCGTAACCTTTAACAATGTTAACACATCCATAACTGCATTCGTACGGCACAGTGATTGTCGCGTCCCCGTATCCATCAGCCACTAATTTAATTAACTCCAGCATTAATCCTTGCACGGTTTGCTTTTCCATTTTAATCCTCCTTAATCTTCTTGTGAACTTTGGGCCGCATGTCGTATCCTTTCTTTACAAGTAACACCCCTCCGGGCATTCTGATTGGTTTCAGTCCCTCCTTTAATTTTAATCCTTCTCTAAACTCTTCTATCGTGTGCTCTTTGATAAATTCCAGCTTTGCATCCTCCGACATTCCCGCACACCTAATTTGATAATAAGGTTCTACTGGTTCCCCGTCATTATGAGTGACATGCTCAATATACGTCTTTTGCCTAACAAAAATTGCTTCGTCCCAATAACTTTCGAGTTTCCACGCGCAGAAATTTGTAGGATGAATCTTAATTCCCTTGGCGTCTTTAGGATTCCCGCTACAATGAATGGAATCCGTATCGCAATAAATGAAACCGTCCCTATCTGGTCCTTGATAATTAGCCTGTGCTGCATTGATTACAAACCTCCTTGCGTATGATGTGATTGCTGAACCTATCGCTATGTATCCTGGTTTCTTTTCGTGTTCCTCTATAATCTCAAACCCCAACACGTTTTTGTTGTTTATAAATGGTCTTTTATAGCTGGAAGAGTCATTTGCTGAAAACTTACCATATAAATTGTTTAAGTATAGCTTAGCTAACTCCCTTTCTGCGCCTTTTGATGATTCTTTGATTGCTTTGTATTTATACATGTATTCGTCAAATAGACCTATCTCCGTTCTAAACCAACAACCGTCTAATATTTCTAAATCATATACATCATAATGCTTTAGAAATAACTCATAATCTACACAAGTCATTGTCATTGTTATTTGTGTGTCGTGCATTTTTCCCTGGCGCATATAATAACGTTTGTATGTTCCGGTTTCGTAATCATAAATATCAGATGTTGTTAGATAGTTAGTTCCGTTATATAAAAAGCTACCTTTTATCTGCACCGTAGGGAGCATTCCTTCTTTTAGCTTAAACCTACATTTAATTCTGACAAAATAATAGCTTTGGCCTGGCAGGTCAGGAATTTCCCCTTTCCAGAACTGGGGTTTTCCTACGGGGTATCTATTACCAGATTCTGACGACATGTTTGACGGATACGAACTGTTTATATCAGCCGTCCAGCCCTGGTCATATTGCTTGTTCTCTTTGCCTTTTACTAAATAACAATACCCGCCACGATAACTATGTCGTATATATGTGTCGGCATTAAATTCCCCATATAATGTATCATCAATGGTTATCTGCGTCAAATCAGGAAAGAAATTATTATAATCTATCTTATCATATGTAGTCTTAAATTCTTCTAAACAGCAGGAGCCAATCGTAAGCTTTTGGTGCCCTCTCTCAAACATTATCTCAAGGGCTTCCTTGACTACTAATACGTCATTGCGTATGTATTCTTTTTCTTCATCTGTTATCACACATCCAGCATATCGAAAACCTTCATATTCCATATCCAGTTTCTTGTGCTTCGTCTGGAATCCTTTCCCAATTCGCTTTACCGAAAACGGTAACAACTTCAGTGAATCCCTAAACTCTATTATCATGTTGTGCATTTTTATTGTGATGGAATACCATGCGCCACGGTCGCTGATTGCACACTTGAACTGCCTGTTTAGCATTTTACCTTCGGCTTCTCGATTCCAGGTGTAGCCGTTTCTAAGCATATAATCTAAAATAAAGTTTCCATCAAACTTTAGGTTGTGAAAATAGCAAACGATATTCGTTCTTTGAGAAAAAATGTATGTTAAGAAATCTGGTAAAGAATGAAGAACTTCAACATCTTCTGTTCCTAATTTTACAACCGCCGCAGCCCATACTTCTGTAAATTGCTGTCCTTTATATACGGTTGTTTCAAAATCTGCCACGTAATACTCATAGTTTCGTGTCCGCACATCCTGTTATTCCCCTTCCGTCCAATCCTCTATTTGCTCTAATTCCTCAAACAGTTCCACGCGTGATTCTGAATTTATAGCCATAAGGTTGGTAATTGCCTCTAACTTGCCTACTAATATCTCGCTATCTGATACAGCCTCCCAACCAGGAAACACCCCTTCCGATTTTGCTTTTTCTAACGCTTCAGCCATTTCCTCGGCTCCGTATTTTTCTAGAGCCATGTTATACCACCGGGTTATGTAATTAAACAGCTTCTCGTTACGCCCAAATATTTCGGTCATTTCCATAGTAAAGACTGTAAGTATTTGCTTGTCAAACATTACATAATCTGGTTCTGGAGTGGCTACTGGGGTTGGAGGCGGAGTTTTAGCTTTCGGTTTTGGTTTTTTCCTTCTGGAACGTTCTAGTTCTTGCCCTTCCTTTGATGTTAAAATTTCACCTGTTTCAATATCGATGAATCTGGATTCTTTGTACAGCTTTTCAGTGGTTATCTTCTTAAGTCTACGCACACTGGCTTCGGTGATTTTCTTTGGAATTTTTGGAAGTAAGTCTGGAACGTCATATGCTCGGTTAGTCATTCGATTAATCTGACGTTGTATTCTTTGTCTTTCTCTACGGTATGCCTGCTGCGTGGGTGTTAACTTAGATTTTCTCTTAGCCATAACCGCTCCTTTCTGTAAAAAGAAAGGGGCATATGCCCCAATCTTTATACTTTATAATGGCTACATTGCTACATTGCTAAACAGCAGTCTACATAATCCTTATTTGCTTTGGTTACTCCTGACATCTTCTTGATGGAGAATGGTTCATCCTCAAAGAGGTCTGCTATCTGCGTAAAGCTTCGTTTGAATGTCGCTGACTGACACGTCCACACTGCACCGTCTTCTCCTAAGACTGAAAGCAGTTCGTGGCTCTCGCCCTTGTAGTCGGTATCTTCGTAGAGCAGATATCCGCTTACGGGAAGGATTGTTCCATCTGGAACGTTCTTTACACTTACTGCCCCCTGGTCCTGTGTCATCTTGTATACTTCTACCTTGTTAAACTCTCTGCTTGCTTTAACGATTGTCATGATTTAATCTCCTTTTCTTGTTTGGTTTGCTGGGTTCGGGTTAGTTTGCTTTCTTCTGCTGGGATACGGGACGCACTACTTCGTAAGCGTGTTCCATAAATTTGGAAATCTCAAGGCCGTATACTTTCTCATCCTGGGCTAAGTCTACAACCAGGGCTGGAACAAATTCGGGTTCTGTGTTCTGCTTGATTGCTAGCTTAAGGGCTTTAGCCTGGTCGGTAATTGCACCCGGTACAAAATAAGTTCTGTTTTCGGTTTCTCCGATTGTTGCGTTTACACCTAATACGGTTACCTTTGTGGATACGATTGTTCTTGTAATTAATTTCTCTTTCATGTCTTGTTCTCCTTTTCGTTTTATTCATGATTGGGTTGATGGTTACTGTATGTTAACCGGATTTTGTGAATTTCAGCGTACTGTGGGTTGCTTTGAATTATTAGTTAGTTCCGGTTGACATCATATAGTGGATATAATCTTATAGAAAGTATATCAATGTCTCCATTATGTAGCTTGTAAGCTATTTCATCTACCGGGATATCTTGCGTGGTTGAAAACTCTACAACCATTTGGGTATCCTCAGTCATTATCTGGCATTTTAAATATGGACCGTCTAGCCTTGGGAACTTTTTAATACAACTAGTTCTGCTAAACATGTATTGCTCACATATATCTTTTAACATTGATTCACCTCCTATCTTGATGGCGTTTTCTTTTCCATCTATTAATATCATAACATGTAAATGTGAACAAAGTATGAACAAATTCTTAATATTCGTTCTCGTTATTTATTTTGTCTATAAGTGATATTAGTGCATCCAGGTTCTCACATTTTCTTACTTGGGTGGGGTCTAATGTGTAATACATGAAGCGACCTTCTCCATGAATCTTTGTCCAGAATGTATATAAATAATCTTTGCCTCTGCATGCGAAAACATTGTGTGAACTGAAACGTACCTCTAATAAAAATTGCTGAAAGATAATCACCATTAAATCGTTGCTTAGATGGAGTGGGTTTTTGTTGCCGTATGGGTATAATATCATGATTCTACCTCCTTGTTTGCTGTTGTTATCTCTTTGTTTCTAAATACATTATAGCGTTGTTTTAAGAATAAGTCAATAGTTTAATTGTAAACAAATTGTGAACAAAGTTATAAAATCGCGATAACATTATCGAGCGTTCAAAAATTTTGTACATTGCTTAAGGTTAAGCGGTCGGTTGGGGAAAATGATAACAGGCGA